GTACCATTTTTTATAATAACTTCTAAAACAAAATCAACTACTTGTTCTCTTATTTGATTTTTTAATTCTTGCTGTTTAATACTAGCCATAGTCTACCTCTTTATAATGAATTCAAAATTATCATCAATTATATGTTCTTGACCATCATCATATTTTAATTTAAGTAAAATTTTATATACTCTATCTGGATAAAGTCCATTTAATTTTTGAATAAAATAATTTGATTTTGAATCACAACTCATTGATGTATAAGCACTAAATGGTATAATAGTTTCATCAGTCGCCACATCTCTTATGGAATATGAACTACTACCTTCTGAAATAAAAGAACCAGTAGCAGTTTGAACTGATGTTGAAAATGATTTTTGAATATATCTTTTTCTAGCTCCAAATCTAAATTTAGCAGTTTCACTTTCTCTATAAAATTCTCTAAGGCCAATTGGATATACATAATTATCTGCAAGACCACTCATTGTAAGTTCTGTTAATGAACCGGTAACTGAGCCTGTTACTACATTATGGTCATCCCATCTAACTTCTAATTTTGGTGCATATATTGTATGTGTGTTTCTTGAAAAGAATTTTAAGTTACCAAATGTTGTCGCGTCTGTTTCTTGACTTCCGCTAAACCTTATAAGCAAACCATTATTATTTATAGAACCTGATATCCATTTATCAACAACATCGGTTACATCCATTTCTATGTCAGGTGATTGATATGAAAATGATTGAGACGCAACATTACCACTTCCTGTTATAACTGATGCACCAGAACCAGTTTCTGTATTTGTTGGTCCAGGATTTTTCCAATATATAGCCGCCCCATTATCTGGATTTTGTTTATATTTCCAACTACAACCATTTGTTATTTTAGGGTTTACTCCAAATTTACCTCTACCCTCATCCCATGACTCAGATATGGGTAAACCTGCTAATTTATATTCTGTTGATAAATCTCTATTACCTTCAGATTCATATAATCTTAAAAACCATCTAGATTTACCTCTATTAAATAAAGTTGATGGTGGTGGAATATCATTAGCATTTCTATTACCAGCATTCCAACTAATAATAGATTTTGAAACCTCACTTAAATCAAATTGAACTAATGCCCTTGTTTGATATTTAAATGATAAATCTTCAAATTCTTTTTTAATTTCTAATACTTCATCTTGACCAAAATTTTGGTCTGTTTCAATAGTACCTATTCTTGTATTAGAACCACTTGATATCCAAGAGTCTTTTGATGGAAAAATAAAATGATGCATTAGATTACTATCCCCCTTATATTTTTATTTGGATTTTTCAATTCAAATACAGATGGATCAAATGATGGTAAAATAACACCACCACTATTATCCCCCTCATAAAATTGTTTAAAGTTATATAACCAACCATATTGACCACTATGTGAATTACCCATAGAATCATTACTACCTGCAGTATAAGTAATTATGCCGCCATCACCATCATATTGATTATCAAATAAAAGTGTATTATTATCTACTTTTAAAGAATTACCATTAGCTAATTGATTAAAATTTTGAGTCAATTCAACATAATCTAAACCTCTAACACCTTCTATTCCCATTAATTCATATTCTAAATTTGATGTATAAATTGGTTGACGAAATTGCATTTTATCTACATTAAAATAATCTATTATTGTATTGATACATCTAATTTTAACATCTTGTTTATTAGCATCTCTTTCAACATAAACTTTAAAAGCAACACCAAAATTTATAACTTTACCATCTAATAAATTTATTTCATCAGTTAAAATTCTATATTGATTTAAATATTCTTTTAAATTAGTTTTAATTGGATGTGATGATTGTGGTGCTGGTTTTGGATAAGTTACTAATCTTTTATTATTATCATACCCCAATAAATAAAGATTGATATTAGTTAGTATTTCAGCATTAGTAACTGTAGCTTCTCCACCTGATATTGTAACATCATCAAACGCGTTTTCAACATAATTACCATCAGCAGGATCTATTGTTCCATCTTCAGTAAAATCAAAATATGTTTGAGGATTAGGAAGTGGATCACCAGAACTAACAGCCATATGATAAGCTGTAATATAATTATTTACAGATGTAAGAATGTTACCTAAGTTAGGTCCAACTGACGCCTCTACTGGTGTCACTTCTACACCATCTATACTATAAGGAGCTTTTTCTGCATAAACTTTTGCTATAGATCCAAATTTAGGAGGTATATTCATAACTCTAGCTTCATAATCTTCTTTAGTCACACATCTGTTTTGTGTTGCAAAAAATGCTAATGCATTATTTCTTATCTCCTCTACTGATTGTTCATCAGCACCACCCATAGCAGGTAATAAATTAATAACTGATAAATTTTTACCCGTATCGGATACACCATTTAAAATAGTTTTTGAATGTATACTCGTTATATCTCCACTTGGAGTATTAGAATTTATACCACCACCTACTCTATAAGTTATAGTTAAAGTTGTATTAGCAGGAGTTTCTCCTAATGTTGAAGAAGCATCTGCTGAAAGTGGGTCAATAGCATCTTCCAAAGCATTTTGTGTTTCTCCGGGAATAACAATACCAGCTTGATCTGTTTGTAATAATCGTGTTTCTTCTATTGTAGAACCTCTCAATAAACCACCACCAAAAACAACTGTTGTAGTATTATCATCATTTATCCTAATAATAAATCTTTTTCCAGTTTTTAAATATTCTAATGTGTATGGAGCAGGGACATTAACTATATACCCATCTTCTGTAATATAAGCGGAATTTCTTAATGAAGTACCCTCTAAATAAGTGCCATTTACCCAATCATCCGTATAATGTGTTCCTATTGGAATTTTATCTTGTGCTAAATATTCAACCTCATAATATTTATTATTATTTGAATCAACAATACTAATTATTTCAATAATATTATTTTCAGTCAAAGTTAATTCTAAAAATTTTTCAGGACTACTAACACTAAAAGTTGTTGTTCTTGTTTCCCCATTAACTATTTTAGCTTTTCTTGTTAATTTATAAGAACTAACTAATTTAGTAGTATCATTAAATGAATATTCTGTTGGTTTGAAGTCTGAACTACTTACAGTAAAATCAATTTCTTCTAATGTTTCGAATATAAGAGAACTATTATTTGTTGATAATAATTTCATACCTTTATTTATAATTAACGCTTCATTATAATTTGGTTTTATATTATTTAAATCACTTAAATCAGCACCAACAGTTTGAGTTACAATAACATCAGTATGAGATGGTATTGTAGGTTTAACTTGATAACCTAACATTTTTGCAATATTTATTATATTTCTTCTTTCTTCTGCTAATGGTAATAACATTTCTTTATATTGTTGATCTATATAAAATGAAAGGACATCTCCAACATACGCACCCATCTCAATTAACATCATACCTGTAGATGTTTCATTAAAATCTTGATATGTATTTGGAAAATATGTTTTAGCATATTCAATTAAGTTATTTTTTAAAGTAACAAAATCTTTATTTAAATAATTAACATTACTTGATGTGTATTTATCTTCAGAATACGGCATTCTTATTCTCCTATTGTAATTTCTATAGATTCAAATGTTGATGGGTCTCTAGTAATATTAAAATCCATACTTATATTCATTGTATTTTTACCAATATCACTATTAATACCACTCATACTTATTTCTAATTTTTGAATTTTAACAAATGGTAACCAAAATTTAAATATATCAAAAATTTCATTTCTAATTCTATCTCTTAATTCTGTAGTATATTGTTCAAATAAATATTTTTTTAAATTTAAACCTAATTTAGGTTGCATTAATCTCTCACCTTGATTTGTGTTTAAAAGATTTATTATGTTAGTTTTTACTGCCTGTATTGTCGTAGTGGTTGCTTGAAAATAACCATCAGATCCTGATATATTTAAATTTACAGGATAATCAATTCCTATTTTTACATTTTTATTCTCATCTTGAGTATATTTTTTTATAGAATTATTTATAATAGCCATATTTATTCATCCACAATATCTTCTCTATTTATTTGAACTTTATTTTCTTCAAATCTGTCATTGGTTTCTCCACCAGGTGATGTGGGTCCTATATAAGCATGACCCAAAGCAGACATTCTACCACCCTGAGTACCGACATCTTTTCCCAAATCCAATTTAGGTATCGTTACACCTTTTTTTCCAGAATTTTTATTAATAAAACCCTGGCTTATAGTTGTTCCTGTCTGTGCTACAGCAGTACCTGTTGTAGACACATTTATTCCAGGATTAATACTAACACGATCTTCAACATTAGCCTGCAATGTAGTAGTAGTTTTTAATGTCTCTAATTCCAAAATAGCTTTCATTTCTTTTATAGTAAAGGTTTGTTTAACTAAAAAATTTATAAATGCTTCTTTTAAATTTTCAGCCAATTCATCAGTTTTTTCTTTTTGAAAATCTGTCAATTCAATTTGCTCATTTTCAGCATCTGACATATTTACAACAAAAGCATTATATAAATCATCTTTTAATCCCATTATTATCTTTGCGTCTGCTTTGATTTATCATCAACTTTT